GGAAGCAATGGAAGAAGAATCCCGTTGTTACCTTCGGGCACAACTACAGGGATCTTCCAGTCGGGAGGGGTCTCTGGGTAAAACGAGAGACTGATAAGAACATTGTTGGATGGTTGGCAAAGACCCGTTATACATCCAAGCCGGAGGACTGGGGAGATCATCCTTGGTTCCCCGATGCGGTCTGGCATTTCGTCCGTGAGGGAGATCTTCCCGGAAAGAGCATTGGATTTGTTCCTCTGGAAATGAGATCTCCAAAAGAAGATGAGATCAAGAAACGACCGGAACTTGCTGGGGTTGATACCATCATTCCCAAGGGTCTTATTCTGGAGTATGCGGTAGCAACGGTTCAGAGTAACCCAGATGCCCTGGTTATCTCTTCCGCGAAAGCAAAACAAAAAGGTCTCAATGTGGAATCTATCTTGGAGGAGCTTGGTATGGTTCTTCCGGGCCCAGAACTTCCCCAGTCTTCTCCTCCCCCTCCTCCAGAGGAAGAGACCCCAGGAAAGATCGTTGTGTATCAAAGGATCAGCAAGAAGAAAACCAGTCAGCTGGCAAAGAAAGCTTTGCAAGAAGAGTTGGACCGACGAAGAGGTCGGTGTTGATAGACGTAGGGTAAGACAGCTGGAGCTGCCCTTGAGGTATGCAGGCTTGGTGACCCAGAACGTCGAGATAGTAGGTTTCTAACACAAAGGAACAAAAATGGATAAGATGTGGATCAAGCTCATCAAGAATTTTGATGAGTATGAGAAGGACGATGTCCTTGAGTTGGATCAGGAAGTCGCGAAGCAGCTCATCAACCTCGGAGTTGCCGAAGAGACCGAAGAACCTGAGACCGATGAAAACGACGTCGTGAAGTCGTTGCAAACTCAAATCAGGTCTTATATCGACCAAGCCCTTGCTGGGGTCACTGAAGATCTCGGCGGTGGTATCATCACTCGTCAGCATGAGAGAGTCGAAGATGATCCCAAGCTGGGATTCAAGAGCCTGGGTGACTTTGCCATGGCCGTGAAAAGCCGTGACTGCAATGAAGGACTTGACGACCGCCTGAAGGTCGTTATCTCCAAGGCACCTCAGGGTCAGAATACGACCACCGGTGAAGAGGGTGGTCTGCTGGTTCCTCCCGAGTTTTCGACTCAGATCCGAGAACGGGTCTACAGCGAGGAGAATCTGATTAACCGGGTGGATGAGTATACCATCCAGGGAAATTCGATGTCCTGGCTTCGAGTTAAGGAAAACTCCCGTGCTGACGGAAGTCGGTGGGGAGGAGTCCAAGCCTACTGGGTCGAGGAAGGAAACCAGCTGACGAAGAGTCAGACTGCCTTCGAGAGGATGACGGTTCGTCCGAAAAAGCTCGCCGTCCTGATCTATGCGACGGATGAGATGATGTCTGACAGTCCCATCGCCCTGGAACAGTACCTCACCCGGGCGGCCGGCCGCGAGATCGGCTTCAAGACCTCTGACTCCATGATTAACGGTGATGGAGTCGGGAAGCCTCTCGGAATCCTCAACTCCGATTGTCTCGTCTCCGTGGCAAAGGAATCGGGTCAGGCCGCAGACACCGTCGTGGGTCTGAATGTCATGAAGATGTGGTCTCGTCTCCATCCCGCCAGTCGATCCAATGCGATCTGGATTTACAACCAAGATGTTGAGGTCCAGCTCTGGCAAATGAAGCTTGAGACTATCATCGAGAATCAGGCTGGTGATGAGAACGTCGGGGGATATGCATGGCCCGTGTATCTCCCTCCCGGTGGTCTCTCCGATTCCCCCTACGCCACAATCATGGGCCGTCCTGCTATCCCGATGGAATGGTTGCCTGCCCTTGGAGACAAGGGAGATCTCATCCTGGCAGACTGGTCTCAGTACGCGGCCGGTGTGAAGGGCGGGATCAAGGCCGCCATGTCGATTCATCTCCGATTCGACTATGACGAAACGGCTTTCCGTTTCACATTCCGTGTGGACGGGCAGCCCTGGTGGCCTTCGGCGTTGACTCCCTACAAGGGGTCGAATACCACAAGCCCGTTCGTTACCCTTGCGGAGCGAGCGTAACCTTAATTCTCTGATATAGAGAAAGGAGAAACACATGGGTGTTTTTCAGCAAATGAGAGAAAGGCTTTCGCTGCTTGGGACACTGGATCCTCAGAGTGTAGCCAGCACCGAAACCTATACGGACTACGTGGATATGTCTAAGCAGGACCAGGCTCTTGTCCTGGCGATGCTTGGGGACATGGCCGCGGAAACTATCGATGTCACTGTTTATGAGGCCAAGGATGGTAGCGGTACCGGGGAACAATCCCTGAAGTCTGCTACTCAGTTGGCGGCTCATGCGACCAACAATGACAACGAGCAAATCAAGATCAATGTTCGTTCTGACGAACTCAGCGATGGATATACTCATATCCGTGTTGGGCTCGTTACCGGAGATACGACAGGTGGTCCTGTTTCCATTGCGGTGCTTGGTGGGGATGCCCGCTACGAGCCTGCATCACAGGATGACCTCGCCTCTGTGGTGGAGTCTGTGGAGTAGCGAGCATCTGGTCGGATCAGCCCGGGTCTCGCCAGCCCGGGCTGGTCTTGAGTAAAGCGAATGTCGGCGTAAAATAGTTCGCATTGGAGATAACATGACGACAACGTATAAGAATCTGGAAGAGCTTGACTCCAGACCATTGGGTTTGGGCGGGGCCCTGATCCATGATAATTTCAGGATACTGGATGAGATCAGCCATCTGTATAAGTCGGCCTCTGATCCAACAGCCAATGACGATGCTGTTAATACCAGTGGAAATGGGATTTTTCGAGAGGGGTCCAGATGGTACAACACGTCGTCGGGAGAGGTTTTTGTTTGTACTTCAGATGCCTCGGGAACTGCTGTTTGGCAGAGCTTAGCTTTATATGATGAGATGCCGTTCAAGACGGATTCCGGGCTGATCTCCCAGATACATAACTACACCGACGATTTTGTGATCGGATCTCCGCAACTGGCGGATGATGGCAATTCGGATCACGACAGTCGGGTGTGGTTCGACAAGAGCAGGGCGGCGTTTCGAGCTGGCATGGCGACCGGCGACGAGTGGGACATCACAAATGTGGGGAACTACTCTGCGGCCTTCGGTCTCAACAACGTAGCCAGCGGGGAATACTCTGCGGTCTTCGGCAGAAGCGGCGAGGCCAGCGGGTATGCCGCTACGCACTTCGGCAGAAGCGGCGAGGCCAGCGGGTATGCCGCTACGCACTTCGGCGGCGGCACGGCCAGTGGGGACTACTCTACGCACTTCGGCACCGAAGGTACGGCCAGCGGGTACTTCGCCACGCACTTTGGTTACAGCGGCACAGCCAGCGGGTATGCCGCTACGCACTTCGGCGGTAGCGGCACAGCCAGTGGGGACTACTCTACGCACTTCGGCGGTAGCGGCGAGGCCAGTGGGGACTACTCTACGCACCTCGGCCGATATGGCGTCGCCTCGCTGTATGCTCAGACGGTGTTCGCGTCCGGTCGAAACGGGGCGTACGGTGACGCGCAGGTCAGCCTGATTCCGCATCACGACGAAATCGATCACAGCGATACGGCGTGGCATACCATCTACATCGACGGGACCGACGACGTGCGGACGGTTCAGACTGATTCGAGCAATTGCGTTATTTGCATGATTTCCGGAACAACGCAGGGAGCGGCCAAGAGTTTCGCCTGGATTATCTACGCCCACGTCGAGAACGACGGTGGGACGGTGACAATCAAGTCTCAAACAAAACTGCTTGACTCCGATGCCGACGACACCAGCTTCGATGCTCAACTGGCGGTCTCCGGTACGGCGGTCGTGCCCCAGGTCAAAGACGCGGATGGTACAGGGGACACGGTTCGCTGGTCTGCCGCGTTCTTCGATACGGAGGCAGCCTATGCCGCATAAACAATACATTTTCTTAGGTGGATTTCCAAGAGCAGGCAGCACACTGCTCTGTAATATCCTGGCTCAGAATCCAGAGATTCATGCGACTGCAACCAGCAGTGTGTTGGATGAGATGGTTACTCACCTTTCCCAAGCTCCCCGCCGAAAGGAAAGCCGGGCCCAGGACC